TTGTAATTGCCATCAGTATCCTAGTACTTCATCTACTGAAGCATCGCCATACTTTTCTTTCCATTTCTTTTTAATTATCTTTTCACCTTGTTTATACATTGCTATTCGCCTTGCCTTGTTAGCTTGCTTACGTGCAATCCTATCGCCTTGCTTCCATGATAATTCTGCTACACATTCCTGACAAAAACCATTACTTAGAATGTGAACTCGCATTGCTCCAGCTCTACATTTTTTACAACTACTCATTTTTTTCCTCTTTTGGTAAACACTTGCATCCATCATGATTAATACCTGTCCAACCACAATAACAAGGTTCACAATCTTCTATCACTTTCCTATCTCCTGTTCTTTTTCTTCATCTGTTAAACTATCCCACCAATCCCAAAACTCCTTATCTCTTTCATCTCTTATGCCATTACCATGATGCCCGTACTTGGCATTACTTATATGAATTGTGTAATTTTTTTTATTTTGATTCATGGAACCCTCATCAATACAGTTCTCTGATTCGGATGCAACAAAGAGTTGCCTCTTAAAGTAAACCCATAGCTTGCACCTACTTGCTGTTGTAATTCTATTAACTCATTCATCAACAATCCCTGAGCAGGTATTTTACTATCTAATTCTTTATGGGCATCGCAAGTCCTAGCTCCTGATGCAACAACTAATGTGTATCTGAAAGGCTTCTTACGAACCCTCTCCTGTTTCTGATATGATGCTAATCTACCTTCATTAGTTACATTAATTATTTCAGTTCTCGCAATCCTGGTTAATTTATAAGCTTCTGTGTTGATCACCTTTTGCATTTCTGCAACTGTGTTAGGAATACTACGGCCTTCTACTATAGCATTGTTAATCTCAGCATTCAATTTTGCACTAAGTACGGTAGACAACTCATTGTAGTTATTTGTTTGCACTTGACCTGATTGTAAAGCCCTAATTGCATCCTCATCTGCCTGATCAAAATCTATCGCTAATGTTTCTGCTTTAAATACTAAATCACTCGTTTCTCCTTTTTCAAGGCCGTTTATCCCCCCTTTTTTCTTATCAGCAGCATTTATCTGACGTACTCTAGCCCTTGCCCATGAATATCCTGCATCACCACCCCAAAGTAAATGTGCAACATATCCTGCACTTGGATTGTTAGGATTGCCCCAATCTTTACCTTGCCTATCTACTTGATGCCTGTCAAAGAAAGCTTTCATACGTTTTACAGTTTTAGGAGATAAGTTCTTACGATTCTTAATATCTCTAGCTCTCGCAACTCCTATCTCAGTTCCACCTCTGCCAAACTCTTTACGATACTCTAATCCTTTAGCAGCTTCTTTAGCCATTGCTGATGTTGGCTTAAAATTAATATGAGAATACTTATCCTGTTTCTCTAACACTTTAACCTTATCTTCTGACGCTGCTGATTTAAAACCATGAATGTAAGCATCTCGCATTTCATCATTTACCAAATTTCTAAGTTCCTGCGATAATGTAATCATCAACATTGGTAGCATTTCATTTAACTCTGAAAATGATTTGGCAGTACGAAGTCTATTTACTTCTCTCTTAATAGTAATTGCTAAATTTCTATCTAAGGCTGAAACAAGTCTGCTCGTTTGCTTGGCTCCTCTTCCGCCTGCGACGTTGGCAAACTTGCTAAGTTTGTTTCTGGTAATATTAACTCTCCTTCTTCATCTAAATCTACAGTAATTCCTACACCCTGGAATGCAGCAATAACATCTGCTTTAGTTCTTAAATTTGCTAAATGTAATTGCTCATTACGTTCATCAATATCATTGAATACAACTTCCCAATCTGTTACTTTTAAAATTTCTGCTAACGGCTCAAAGAAACCTTTGACCAATATTTGTTGTGTTTCTGTAATTGTTCTATCCATCATAGATAACTGCTCACCCTCTGCATTCAATCCTCCAACACCAGATACATCACCAACTGCTAATGGCATAATTCCATACGCTGCGTTAATATCCTGATTAATTTTATCCATATACGGAATCATACCAGATTCATTCTGACTTGGCATAATAGATACAAACTTAGCACCAGACTGTCCTTCGCCTGATGATATAATAGGAACAAAGTTAGGGTTTCTCCTGGTTTCTTCAGCTATGTACTCTCCCAACCTATTAAGAGCTGTTTCATCTAAGTTAGGAATATCTAAGAAACCTTTAGGTGGTCTTTCTAATCGAAACAATTTGTTTTGATACGCTTCAATCGCTAAAGCAGTTTCTATTTTTTTAGAAAGACCGATAATTGGTGATTCTCCATAAAGGCGAGCTGTAGAACTATATTTGTTAAAATGTATTATCTCATCTCTAGCAAAAGGAATGTCGCCTTCTGCATCTTCAAATGTGTAAGCAATTAATTCTAATTTAGTTCCACATTCCGAACAAGCTGAACCATTAGCTGTCTTTCTGCAAGTAGGACAGAATCTATTTTGGGTCTGAAATTTACCAAAC